AGAAAATCCAAATAAAAATAAAATATTAAGTTATCTAATCCAGGCATACGAAACATATTATAATACATTAACATTAGATCGTGTATTAAAATTATTAAATGGTAAGAAAACTAAAATAGTATTATATACATACGATTCAATTCTATTGGACGTGGCTAAGGAGGATATTAAAACATTATTACCTAAAATTAAACAAGAATTAGAAGCCGATGGATTCCCAACACGTATGAGTGTAGGTGAAAATTACGGCGCTTTAATAAAAAAATAACATATTTATGACATGGAATTTAACAATAGAGGAATTGGCAAACAAGTTATTCGCAACCTTCTCAAAGAAGGAAGACATAGATAAAACAATTGAGGTTATTGCAACCCGCTATACTATTTTATTCAATAAAATTTTTATTTTAGAGTCTAAAGATAGTGATGAATTTATATGCACATATAATATTGATCCGGGTAATATGAGCACAACTTCTGTTTTACCTAATACTATATTATTACATCGCAAGAAAGAATCAAATTCTTTATATACCATTAATGCTTTAAACACTTTAGTTAAAACATTGAACAATGGTGTAGTTGATCCTAATTACAAAATTGAATGGGCTGATTATAAGAACACTATCTTATTAACAAATGGCCCAGATCTTCGCAAACTAGAAACAACTATTTATAAGATAGTTAATCTCTAAGTTTGGCCTCCGGCATCTCAGATGCTATATTTACCGTATATTTAAAAAACAATAATTAGTTATGGATTTAAATGCAATCAAACAACGTATGCAATCGTTGCAAAACAAAGGCAAAGGCGGCGCCAAAAATGACGACCGCGCTAAAAATTTCTGGGTACCACCAGTAGGCAAATCAGTAATTCGTATTGTTCCGTCTAAGTTCAACAAATCAAATCCATTCAAAGAAGTAATGTTCCATTATGGTATTGGAAACAAAACCATGTTGTCATTAACTAACTTTGGTGAAAAAGATCCAATTGTTGAATTTGCACAACAACTACGTAAAACTAGTGACAAAGAAAATTGGTCATTAGCTAAAAAGATTGAACCTAAAATGAGAGTATTTGTTCCTGTAATTGTACGCAATGAAGAAGACAAAGGTGTTCGCATGTGGCAATTTGGTAAGGAAATGTATCTTGAATTGTTAGGTATCGCTGAAGATGATGATATCGGAGATTACACAGACATTATGGATGGTAGAGACTTAACAGTCGATACAGTTGGACCTGAAGTTACAGGTACTAAATTCAACAAATCATCTATTCGTATCAAACCAAAAACATCACCATTATCAGAAGATAATGAAGTGATTAAAAAATGGATTTCAGAACAACCAGAAGTACTTTCACTTTATAAAAAGTATGAGTTCGATGAAATGAAAACCATGTTGATGGAGTGGTTAGAACCAAGTGAAGACAGTACTGAAGAAACAATTGAAGAATCAATTGCTGAACCAGTAGTAGAAGCACCTAAAGCTAACTATACCTTAAACACTAAGAAAAAAGGGTTTGATGAAGATGAATTTGATGAATTATTCCAAAAATAACTAAACAATGGCTAAAACAACAAAAAGCGTAAACGCTAGTGTTTCTCAAGCTATTAAAGGTACTTTTGATCTTGATAAGTTTAAGAAAACTAAAAAACTAGATCAATCATCAAATTTTAAAGCGCAGAAGTGGATTCCATTTTCTCCAGCAGTACAAGATGCACTTTCGATTCCTGGTATACCAATGGGTCATATCACAATCGCTAGAGGTGGTTCTGATACAGGTAAAACAACTTTAATGATTGAAGCAGCAGTAGCTGCTCAAAAAATGGGAGTGTTGCCTGTGTTTATTATTACTGAGATGAAATGGGATTTCGCTCACGCTCAAAAAATGGGATTCAGTTGTGAAGCTGTTCCTGATGAGGCAACAGGAGAAGTATTAAACTATAGTGGTTTCTTCTTATATGTTGACAGATCAACTTTAAATTCAATTGAGGATGTAGCAGCATTTATCGCTGACATTTTAGATGAACAAAAGAAAGGTAACTTACCTCATGATTTATTATTCTTATGGGACTCAGTAGGTTCTATACCTTGTGATATGAGTATTGAACAAGGAAAGAATAATCCAATGTGGAATGCAGGTGCTATGTCGACACAATTTGGTAATTTCATTAATCAGAAGTTTCCAATGTCACGTAAAGAAAGTTACCAATTTACTAACACGTTCTTTGTAATTAATAAAGTAGGAGTTCAACCAGCACTTACACCTATGAGTCAACCAAGAATGACTAATAAAGGTGGTAATACAATGTATTGGGATGCTTCATTAGTAATTACATTTGGTAACGTTACAAATAGTGGTACATCTAAAATACATGCTCAAAACAAAGGTAAGAAAGTAGAGTTTGCTAAACGTACTAAAATATCGATTGATAAGATTCACGCTGATTGTGGTATTGCTACAACATCAACAGTAATTGTTACACCACATGGATTTATTCCTGACACTAAGGACGATGAGAAAGCTTATAAAGCAGCTCACGCACAGGAGTGGTTTGGTGAAAAGGTAAAAATTGAAGAAATTCAAGTTACAGAAGACAATAGTGAATGGGAAGAAAGTAGTAAAATATCACCAATGATTGAAATCGACAATGACGATGAACAAGACGCTTAAGCAGATACTTGATGGTATCCAAAACTCACAAGAGGATCCATTGCATTTAAATAGTAGAATACTACTAGTAGATTCGATGAATACTTTTCTAAGAAGCTTTGCCATGATCAATCATATGAATCCAGGAGGAGCCCACATTGGTGGGCTCACTGGTTTCTTAAAGTCGATCGGTTTTGCAATTAGACACATTAAACCTACTAGAGTAATTCTAGTGTTTGATGGTACAGGCAGTACAACAAATAAAAAGAATTTATTTGCCGATTATAAAGGCAATAGAAAACTACAACGTATAACTAATTGGGATGGCTTTGATAATAAAGAAGAAGAAGCAGCATCAATAGAAAATCAAATATTACGTTTAGTTAATTATTTACAATTTCTACCTGTTGATTTACTCGCGATTGATAAAGTAGAAGCAGATGATGTTATAGCTTATATAACTAATAAGGCTAAAGATGAAGTATACATTATGTCAGCTGACCAAGATTTCTTACAGTTGGTAAATGATAAAGTAACAGTATATTCACCTATTAAGAAGAAATTTTATACACCTAAATTAGTTAAGGAAGACTATAATTTATATCCTAACAACTATATCAATCAAAAGATATTAATGGGAGATAATTCAGATAATATACCTGGAGTAAAAGGATTAGGTCCTAAAAAACTATTCAAATTATTTCCAGAATTAGAATCTAAAGAAACTGTTACATTTAAGAGTATATTAGAGAAATCTAAAGAATTAGTTAATGAACATGGTTTATATGGAGACATTTGTAATTTTTCAAAGCAACTCCTATTAAATCAGCAACTAATGGATTTAACAGAAGTAGATATACCTGAAAATGGTATTGAAGAAATAGAAGAGGTTTTAACTAGTGAACCTACAAAACTAGAAAAATTGGCATTTTTAAAATTATACAACGAAGATAAGTTAGGTAATTCAATTCCTAATACAGAGATTTGGCTAACCGAAATATTTTCATATCTTCAAGCATATAAAATAAAATAAAAGTTATGGTTGCATTTAGCAAATTAAATCAATATGGTTTGAACTTTCAAACCAAGGTAATTAGCTCACTTCTAAAAAATAAAAAATTTCTACTTAACATTAGAGATGTAGTCACACCAGACTATTTTGATAATCAAGCTCACCAATGGTTAGTAGAAACTATTATTAAGTATTTTGATAAATGGCACTCAACACCTACATTAGATATTCTACACATTGAAGTGAAGAAAATTGATAATGATGTTTTAAAAACATCTGTAGTTGAACAACTAAAAGAAGCATATAAAGCTTCAAACGAAGACCAAGATTATGTAGAACAAGAATTTAGTAATTTTTGTAAAAACCAACAATTAAAGAAAGCACTATTAACATCAGTTGATTTACTACAATCAGGAATGTATGATGATATTAGATCACTTGTCGACTCAGCTTTAAAAGCAGGTATGGATAAGAACTTAGGTCATGAGTACGAGAAAGATGTAGAAGATAGATATCGCGCTGAATATAGAAATCCAATTTCAACACCTTGGTCTGTGATAAATGAATTATTGCAAGGTGGATTAGGTGGAGGTGATTTTGGATTGATATTTGGAGGTCCAGGTGGTGGTAAGAGTTGGTCATTAATTGCTTTAGGTGCTGCCGCTGTTAAAGCTGGATTTAATGTTAATCACTATACATTAGAATTATCTGAAGCATATGTAGGTAAAAGATATGATGCTTGTTTCACCAATATATCAGTAGCCCAAATACAAGAACACAGAGTAGACGTTGAAAAAGTGGTTACTACTTTACCTGGTAGATTAGTGATTAAAGAATATCCGACAGGTAAAGCGACTATAAGCACTATTGAGTCGCATATACAAAAATGTAGAGACTTAGATCAAGCACCTGATTTAGTTCTTATTGATTACGTAGATTTATTACGTGCTAATAGAACAAGTAAAGAACGTAAAGAAGAAATTGATGATGTTTATGTAGCTACTAAAGGTTTAGCACGTGAGATGAATGTACCGATTTGGAGTGTATCTCAGGTAAATAGAGCAGGTGCTAATGATAATATTATTGAAGGTGATAAAGCAGCAGGTTCATATAATAAAATGATGATTACTGACTTTGCAATGTCATTATCACGTCGACGTCAAGATAAAGCAGGTGGTACAGGTAGATTCCATATAATGAAAAATAGATATGGTATGGATGGTATAACATATGCGGCTGTCATAGACACATCCACGGGTCACATACAGATTGACAGTAATGAATTAGATGAAGAAACACTTGAAAGTGAAAAACCAAAGAAATTAAATGAAAATTTTGACTCATTTGATCGGGACACTTTGAAAAGAAAGTTTTTTGAACTTAATAATAATAGTGTATCTTAAATATATTTATGTTCATATGAGTAAAGTTGTATTAGTATCATGTTCTTCTGGTAAAGAAAGTCAAGCAGCACCTGCTGAAGAGCTTTACAATTCCGATTTGTTTAAAAAACAAATGGAATACGCTAAAAAACTAACTAATCCAAATGACATATATATTATTTCCGCTAAATATCATTTAGTACCATTACGTACTGAAATTGAACCGTATAATAAGACATTAAAAGAAATGCCAGCTCCAGATCGTGAGAAATGGGCTGAAGTTGTCTTAGATCAATTAAAAAAGAAAGGTTATGATCTGCAAAAAGATAAGTTTGTTATTTTAGCAGGAAACGCTTATCGTCAATATTTAGAACCCCATATGAAGAACGTTGAAGTTCCTTTTAGTGGTCTTCGTATAGGACAGCAGAAAAAAGCGTTGTTGCAAAAACTTAAAGAAGCTATCATTAAGTTAACAACAACAATAATTAAGGAAGTAAAAAAACTTTATAGAAATGGAGTTCTCTAAAAAACAAATTGAAGAATTGATGGCTCAATATCTTCAAGATAATGATGACTATGGTAATGAAAATGAAAGTGAGTTAATCACTGAGGTATTTAATGGTTTTAAATCATTGTTATTAGAGAATACTAGTGATAAAGTTTCAACAAAACTTCTCCAAGAGCATAGCAATAGTTTAAAAGATGTCCCTAAAGATATTTTTGAAGACTTTGTGTTGTATCTTAACATGACTGAGTTAGACAGTCGCTTATTGTAAAAATTTATTAATAAAAAACAAAGAAGCTACTATAGTGGCATGACATCGTACACTTAACTTTTAAATATATAAATCAAAATGGACGTAACACAGGGAATTCTATCTGAAATTACTACATACATGAAGTATGCTAAATTCAGACCAGAATTAAACAGAAGAGAAACATGGGAAGAATTAGTAACAAGAAACAAGGAAATGCACCAAGACAAATTTCCTCAGTTAAAAAATGAAATTGAAGAAGCTTATAAATTAGTATATGATAAAAAAGTTTTACCGTCGATGCGTAGCTTACAGTTCGCGGGTAAGCCCATTGAGCTTAATAATGCTCGTATATTTAACTGTTCTTTTTTGCCTCTTGATGATTGGCGTTCTTTCAGCGAAATAATGTTTTTGTTATTGAGTGGTTGTGGAGTAGGATACTCTGTACAAACTCATCACATTGAACAATTACCTGAAATTAAAGTACCTATTAAATCAAAACGTTACTTAATTGGTGATAGTATTGAAGGATGGGCTGATGCTGTTCGTATGTTATGTAAAGCATATTTTACAGGTGCTCCATTACCATTATTTGACTTTAGAGATATTAGACCAAAAGGCGCTCAGTTAATCACTGTAGGAGGAAAAGCACCAGGTCCAGAACCATTAAAAGAATGTTTATTCAACTTACAAAAAGTATTTGAACGTAAACAAAATGGTGACAGATTAACATCAGTAGAAGCTCATGATATGGCTTGTCATATTGCAGACGCAGTATTAAGTGGTGGTATTAGAAGAGCAGCGTTAATCTCATTATTCAACTTGGATGATGAAGATATGTTAACATGTAAATTTGGAAATTGGTGGGAACAAAATCCACAACGTGGAAGAGCAAATAACTCAGCAGTAGTAATGCGTCATAAAATTGATGAAGAGGAATTTTTTAAATTATGGAAGAAAATTGAATTAAGTAATTCAGGTGAACCAGGAATTTATTTTTCAAACGATAAAGATTGGGGTACTAACCCATGTTGTGAAATTGCTTTACGTTCTTATCAATTCTGTAACTTATGTGAAGTAAACGTTTCAAACGTTGAATCACAAGAAGATCTAAATGAAAGAGTACGTGTAGGTGCATTTATCGGTACATTA